GTGGCAAAGACAATGGCGCGGTTCATTTGATTTAGGGTTATACCTTGAAGTTTGCAGAATAAAAAAAAACGAACAAATAAAATTTAAACCTATGAAACGATTTAAAGCAACATTTAAAACTTGGGCATACGTTGGCGCGCCTGTTAAGTTAGAAACACGAATAGTTGAAGCATACGACTTTCAGCACGTTAAAAACCTAATACAAAAGAATGACGATATTATCGTTGAAATTAAACAAATAGAAAAATGAAACAAACAGCAGTAGAATGGTTATTGGATAACTTAAACTCAGAACCCTATTCAGAAGCAGACTTTAAACACAATAAAGAATGTTGGGATAAAGCCAAAGAAATGGAGAAGGAGCAAATGGAAAGTGCTTATTTAGCTGGAGAGTCAAAAGATAAACAATACTACAATGAAACATTTAAAAACACAGAACAATGATAGAATTAATAAAACAAATAATCGAACAAGACGGACTTGCACAAAAAAACCGAAAACGTGAAATAGTACACAGGAGAATTTATTTGTTTAGGAAGCTACGAGAAGACGGACACACACTTAAAGGAATTGGAAGCCTGTTCAATATGAACCACGCTACAATATTACACGGTTTAAAAACTTACCAAGATTTAAGCGACACAAACGACAAGTTATTTTTACACGATATTGAATATTACAAATTGCTTTTGAGTTTAGAGCGTCCAGAACTTGACTTACGTAAAGAAATAAAAGAAGCAAAAAATTTAGTTGACTTGCGTAAAATTCAAGCAAGAATAAAAAATAATTTATTTTAATTCGTGTTTATGTTATAGTAATTATTAAATTTGCAACTGTACGGTCTAACATTATAAGTACAAAAAGGAATTATTACCCTTGTTTATGAAGTTGAAGTTAGACCCAACGGATTGAGCAGGGGTATTTTTATTTAAAAAATTATAGTTATGAGCGGTTGGATTAAAATACACAGAAAGTTTTTAGATTGGGAATGGTTTAATAAGTCTGAAGCTGTACACTTGTTTTTGTATATGGTTATTAAAGCTAATCACAAGGACAATAAATGGCAAGGTAACGATGTAAAACGTGGGCAATTTATTTCGTCTTTAGGTAATATTTCCAGTGCTACAGGAATAACTATTCAGCAAATTAGAACCATTTTAAAAAAGTTAGAAAAAACGAATGAAATTGTAGTAAAATCAACAAGCCAATTTACTATCGTAACTATTTGTAAATATGAATGTTACCAAGATGAAAATGAAGACACTAACAAACCAATAACAAACAATCAACAAACGACTAACAAACAATCAACAACAAACAAGAATGAAAAGAAAGAAAAGAATGAAAAAGAAGTGATTTTAGATAGTTGGATTGAATACAGGAAGTCGGCAAAAAAGACTTTAACACAACAAAGCATAAAATCTATTTTAGTTAAAATGGAAAAATATACAAATGAACAATGTAAGTTTGTAATAAACAAATCAATCGAACAAGGTTGGCAAGGGTTGTTTTGGGACAACATACAAACAATACAAGAAGTTAACGAACCTAAAAAATGGAAAGCACCGTGGAGTTAAATGGATATAAAATTACAGAAGCTGGAGACGTAATTACTCAACTATTTAAGTATAGAGACAATTACAACAATAAAGGCAAATATTTAGGATTTAAAAGTTTACACGAACATTATTCTATGAGTTTAGGAAATTGTACAGATTGGACAGGTTTTCCTATGAGCGGTAAAACGCAAGTATTAATGGAATGTTTAATGAACACTTCTAAATTTTATGGTTGGAAGCATTTAGTTTATTTCCCTGATGTTGGTTCTAATGTAGAAATAATTGCTGATTTAATACATAAGAAAACAGGCAAAAGTTTTAACCCATTAGATAGAAACACGATTGAAGACAAAGAAATAACACAAGCTATTGATTGGGTATTAGAACATTTTAAAGTATTAACTAAAAAAGATGTTAAGGCAAAACTTACACCAATACAATTTTGGGATATGGCTGTTGAACTAAAAAAACACGATGAACTTCACACAGCTTCAATTGATAGTTGGAAAGATTTAAACCACCCTTATAACGATTATGGCGGATATGCACAATATTTAGAATATGTTTTGCCATATAGAAATCAAATTGCAGAAGACAACGATTTACATTTGCACACGATTATACATCCAAAACTAACTGAAAAAGAAAACGGAAAAAGAAACGCACCTGTTCCTTACGATTTAAAAGGTGGCAGCGAATGGTTCAATAGTGGTAAATGTATGATAACAGTACACAGGCAAGACCCTACATTTAATTTAGCTGAATTACACTTTAATAAAATTAAACCACGTTCAAACGGCAATATTGGAATGATTGAAATTTGGTTTGATAAAGAAAAATTGTGTTACTTTGAACAATCAAACCCTGCGCCTAATGTATATGAAAAAACTTTTGCTTGTAAACAAACAATTTAAAAAATAAAAAAATGGAACTTGAACTATTGAGCAGTAGAATAAACTTAAACCACACTTGTTTAAAATTACAAGTAAGCATAGACGAAATAAAGACGAAACACCCAAACCGAACAGATTTAATAAGTTCAATGGAGCAAAGTTTACACGAAATAAAAAAAGCAATGGTTGTTTACGACACTTTAGAAAAAGAATTTAGAACTGCAAGGCAAATGAATTTTAATTTAGAGCGTTTAAATTTAGAACAAAAACAAGAAATACAAAACCTTAAAAGACAAATAGAACTTAATAATATAGACTTATGAACGTAGTATCTTTATTTAACGGAATGAACACAGGAAGACAAGCACTTGAAAACGTAGGTATAAAAGTAAATAAATACTATTCAAGTGAAATTAAACCGTATGCAATAGAATTGACACAACATCATTTTCCTGACACAATACAAGTTGGAGACGTTACAAAATGGAAAGAATGGGATATAGATTGGAAAAGCATTGATTTAATTTTAAGTGGCTCACCTTGTCAAGATTTATCAGCAGCTGGAAAACGAGCAGGAATAAACGGAAGTAGAAGTAGTTTGTTTTTCGTGTTTGTAGAGATTTTAGAACATATAAAAAAACTAAATCCAAAGGTTTTATTCTTACAAGAAAATGTTGGTTCAGCTTCAAAGTTAGACGTTGGAATTATGTCAAGAGCTTTAGGTGTTTATCCTGTTAGAATAAATTCAAAGTTAGTAACAGCACAACTGCGAGACCGATATTATTGGAGCAACATAAAAACGAAAGAAACTATGTTTGATATTGTAACGGATATTCCACAGCCAAAAGATAAACGAATACTTTTAAAAGATATTATTACAAGTGGCGAAGTTGATAGAGATAATAGTTTGTGTTTAATTGAAAGATACATTGGAGCAGTTCCTAAAAGTGAAGAAGCAAAACAAAGGTTTTTAATTAATAGAGTAGATTTCGGCAGTTATACAGTTGTAAAAGAAAATAATTTATTAAGACCATTTAACAAAATTGAAATGTGCCGTTTACAAGGTTTTCCGGATAACTATTGCGACATTTTAACAACAGCAAAGGCAGGGAGTTTACTTGGTGACGGTTGGACGTTACCCATTATTGAACATATATTTAATTTTATAAAAGAATGAAAACACGAACAAAAAAATGTTTTAACTGCAAAGAAGAATTTACACCGTTCAGCACACTACAAAAGTTTTGTTTAAAAAACGAATGTATAAAAGCAATGGTTGAAGCGCAGAAGTTAAAGGAATGGAACAAGAAAAAAAAGAAATTAGTTGAGAACTTAAAAACTGCAAACGATTATTTAAAAATAGCGCAACAGGTGTTTAATAAATTTATTCGTGTTCGTGACGCTGGACTTAATTGTATATCGTGCAACAAACCTTGTAAAAAAGAAAATGCAGGACACTACTATTCGCAAGGTGGACATAGTAACGTAAGGTTTAACGAAGACAACGTACACTTGCAATGCGAAGCTTGTAACACTTATTTAAGTGGCAACCTACTTAACTATCAAATAGGTATAGAAAAACGAATAGGAGCGCAAAGATTAATAGAACTTCAGGCGAAAGCACACGATGTTAAAAAATGGACGAAAGACGAATTAAAAGAATTAATTGAAACCTATAAAAATAAACTAAAATGTATTTTAAAATAACACAAGAACAATTAGAAAAAGCAAAACACCGAAATACGTTTGGTATATTAAAAAATTCAATAGAAAAAGGAAAAGGAAATTATTTAGGTTCAGTAGGTGAAGTTGTTTTAATAGACTATTATAAAAATAAAGAAGTTAAATTTGAAGACGAACAAAATTTTGATTACGATTTTATAATAAACGATTTTAAAATTGATGTAAAAACCCAATCAATGAAATACAAATATGAACCTAAACCATATTTTACTTGCCATATTCCAAACTTCAATATAAAACAAGATTGCGATTTTTACGCTTTTATGTTTATTAATTTAGAAACAAACGATGCTTATTGTAAAGGAATGATTAGAAAAAAAGATTGGAAATCAGTAGCAAAACTAAAAAAGCAAGGGGAAATGGGTCGCATAAAACCTTTTAAATGCGACACTTGGATTTGTTTAATTAGCGATTTATCAAAAATAAATTAAAAAAATAGTTGTTTAATAAATAACTATTCTTATATTTGCATATATTATTAACTTAAATTATTTAACTATGAAACATTTATTTAAAAGTTTAGCAGCGTTCCAACAAGAAGTTCCTGTTATTCACAAAGCAACACAAGGTTACGGTTACACTTACGCAGATTTACCAAAAATCTTTGAAGTAATTAACCCATTACTAAAAAAACACGGTTTAGGGTTTACACAACTAATTAACGGAACACAAATTGCAACTTGTTTATTTCACGTTGAAAGTGCTGAAAGTATCGAAAGCAAAATTGACATACCACAAGGAGTAATTTTAAAAGGAATGAATGAGTTCCAAGTATTAGGAAGTGCAATTACTTATTTAAGACGTTACGCGTTAAGTTCGATGCTTGGTTTAGTTACGGACAAAGACACAGACGCTTCTGGAGAACAAGTAAAACACGAACCAAAGAAACCAACTATAACAAACGAGCGTTTTCAAAAAGCAATTGATGCAATAGGAAAGGGAGAATTTACAACAGAACAATTAATTTCAACCTATTCTTTAACTCCTGCTCAATTAAAAACGTTAGAAGTATGAAAATACGTTGTTCAGCATTGGGGCGGTTGATGACCGCTCCACGCACCAAGACCGAGACATTAAGCAAAACAGCAAAGAGTTACATCCAAGAACTTGTTTTAGAACACAAATACGGCATTAAAAAAGAGTTTTCAAGTAGATACACGGACAAAGGTTTACAATGCGAAGACGAAGCAATTAGTTTGGTAAACGATGTTTTGGGTTTAGGGTTTATTTTTAAGAACGAAGAACATTTTAACAACGAATGGATTACAGGAACGCCCGACGTAAACACGAATGAAATTTTACTTGACATAAAATGCAGTTACGAAGCGCATACTTTTCCGTTCTTTGAAGATGAAATACCTACTAAAGATTATTACTATCAATTACAGGGTTATATGTGGTTAACAGGCAAGACCGAAGCATTACTTTGTTATTGTTTAGTCAATACTCCTTTAGAAATAGTTGAAGACGAAATACGCAGGGAACACTGGAAACAATTTAAAATTGACGAAGACGCAGAAATTAGAGAATACGTAGAAAAGAAACATAACTTTGACCACCTTCCAGAACAAACAAAAGTAAAAGTCTTTAAAATAGAACGCGATGAAACTGTAATTTGGGAAATACAAAACAAAGTTGAAGAAGCAAGAATTTATTTCAATAGTTTAATAGAAACAATATGAAAGCAATACTTGAATTTAATTTGCCTGAAGACAAAGAAAATTTTGACTTTGCAAACAACGGAGTAAATTATTATTCAGCACTTACGGAGTTTGACAATTGGTTAAGAAGCGAATACAAATACAACGGTAACGAACCAATGTTTGAAGTAAGGAAAAAACTAAATGAATTTATTAACGAAAACAACGTGAAAATATGAAAGAGAAAACAATAGCAATTATTATTTGGATAGCAATTTATGGTTTTGCTGCCGTTGGTATTTACAATTTATTTAATTGGTTGATATGAACATACAAATACAAGACAAAAACGTTTTAAGCGTAATGGCTAAATTCAAGGAACGTTCAGAAGCTGGAATAAAGAAATACCAAACAACGTTAGAGCGAACAGATTTAACAACGTTAGAATGGCTTACACACGCACAAGAAGAAGCAATGGACTTTGTTCTTTACTTGGAGCGACTAAAACACGAATACAAACAATTTAAATAAATAATATGAAAACACAAGAACAAA